ATTCAAAGCGGAAAACAGTCGATATGATAGAATTCGTAACGAGAATAAAGTTATTTTATTAAGTTTTTCATATAATATTTGATATAATATGAAATTATGTTGATGCAACAAACTATAACGCTCTCTAGTTGGAATACGCAAGGCCGCCCATACCTGACATAACCCTAAGGACATTGTAATTGGTGGCGTACACACGCACCTTAGCAGTCTCGGTGTTTTCAACGGTGGCATTGGAAACTACGAGTTGGAGGGTAGCGTTGTCAATACGCGAGAAGTTGCATGAGCCAGAAGGTTGGTGCTCTTCAGGACGAAGGGCAAACGAATATACATTAATGCCGGTAGAAGGATGGCGAGTGTGATGTTGGTAAGGTTGGACAACATCAAAGTATGTGCCTTCACGCTCAGAGAATCGGTCTTGACCGTTGAGTTGGATCTTGGCGGTAACGACCGGGTTCTCACCCCAGCAGTGGAGGTTGAGGGCAGTCTCCGCAAGGACGAACGCACCGGCATCAGATACAGATGAAGTAGGGTCGGTGGCTTCAAGTTCTCCATATGCGCTACTATAGTTGTTCACTACACCATCAGTGTTGGTGGTTTCACCATAAAGGTCAGCAGCACCAACATTTTGGAAGAGGCCAGAGGCATTAATGAAACCAGTACCCAAATTACCTTCACCAGCAGCACCGTCCTTACCACTGAAAGCAGCAAGGGCAGGAGGAAGGGCATCTACGGCATCTGTGTAGTTGAAAGGTTGGCAACCGAGTGCCTTGTACATAAGATCACCGCCCACGAAGGAGTCACAATAATTGACAAGAATGTCTTTTTGTACAACCCAAACAAGTTCTTTACACGGATGGTTAAAGTTGAGTTTAATCTTGTTGGAAGAAGAACCGATGGATTCAGAACCTGTGAATTGAAGTTGCTCAATAAGGTATTCATGAGGTTGCTGAGCCATGCGGCGGCGCTCTGAGGTATCAAGGAAGACGTAATCAACGTAAAGTGATGCAGCAACGAGTGATTTGTTGAAGGCACCTGTTGTTGCTTTAAGATCTTGACCTTGACCGTTAAGATTATTTACTGCCCATAAACATTCATCAAGAGGACGAAGGTCGAGGTTAATCTTGACTTCGTGATATTGAAGAGCAATGAGAGGAAGAGCTAAACCAGGGTTGCGGCAATACCAGAATTGAAGAGGCACGTAGAGAGTGGTCTCCGGAAGAGCCTTGCGCGGAGCACAGACTTGGCGAGGAGCACCAGTGTCACAAGGACCATCAACATCGGCATAAGAAGGGTCGGTAAGATAGGTAAGCTCAGTGGTTTGGCCAACCATCTTGTGGTAACCAGCTTCTTGCTCAGAAGTCATTGTAAGTTGATTCCAGATGTGCATCCAGTCACCATACTGACGATCAATGCGCTGACCACCAATTTCTACCTCAACTTGCTGAATGAGGTGTTCGCCTGGGAAGTCAAGCCAACGAGCATATTCAGCATCGGTAGTTTTTATCTCCGGAAGAGTAAGTTGGAAGTATGTGCGGTAGGCAAGATCACCATTGCGCGAGATAGTGCATTGTACGCGACGACCAAAATCGGCCTGACCGTTGAACGTCTGTTCAATAGATTCCATCGCAAAGTTGGTATGACGACGGTAAGTCACCTTCCAGAAAGTAATTTGAGCATTGTGCGTCAGATATACGTCTTGAGCGCCATAGGCGACGAGTTGCATTAAACCGCCGGCCATTTTTAGTTAGTATTGATTGTATGATATGTGTTGAGAAAATAATTTCAACAAAACACAACGCGAATTTAATTTTGTAATACCGATAATGAAAGAGCGTCAATTAAAAAATCATTAAGAAAGCGTTCTTCGTAAATTTCTTTTTGTTCATGATGGGGTTTTGAAAATATATAAGATGTATTCTTTTTTTCAATCTTCCACCCATTATCGAGTGCATTTTGTATCATTGCTAATCGATGCAATTTTACGAGGTTAATTTCATTTGGGTTAATTTTTTCAATATAATTGGTAGGTTGATCTTTCATTTAACAATATTCCTATTCTTTGAAAAATAAATAAACTTAAATGCGTAGTTTAGGATTTAAACAATACAAAAATATTTTTGTATGAGTTCTATTTTAAAGACCCTTGATACAAAACATAAAGATTATTTGACTGAATTTGAATGGATTGAACAGCAACGTATTCCTGAACTGAATGAACAAATTAGAGAAGATCACAAAAAGATAAAAGAATTGAAACAACAAGGCAAGCATACAATCGACAATCAAATGGAACTCTATGATCGGATCAAAAATTCCAAAAAAGAAATTAATGAATTAAATGGTAAAAAAACTTCTTATTATTTGGATAATGCAAAACATATTTTTGATTATTATGACAGTAAAAAACAATTTACACAAGGGAATAATCAAGTAAAAGTTCTTTATTCATTCTTCAAGGTAAAGCCAGAAGATGAAGATGAAAAAACTCATGATAATTACATTAAAAAATATATGACTAATATCAATGAAATCTCAGTCGATCTAGATGATTATAAAGAAGAAACAGCTCAATATTGTGATTGTGGTGGAGAACTGGTTCAGGAAGAACAAGCTGGGCGTGCCATTTGTAAAAAATGTTTCAAACAAGAAATTTACCTCGTTGAATTTGATAAACCAACCTATAAAGAACCTCCAAAAGAAGTGAGTTTTTATGCGTATAAAAGAATCAATCATTTCCGTGAAATTCTGGCACAATTTCAGGCCAAAGAGACAACGTATATTCCTGATGAAGTTATTGAAAATATTCAACATCAAATTCGTAAGGAACGAATTACACTCGATCAACTCACAAATAATAAAACAAAACATATTCTGAAAAATTTAGGATATAATAAATATTACGAACATATACCTTTTATAAAAGATAAACTTGGGATAAAGCCACCTGTAATGTCACCGGAATTAGAAGAAAGATTATGTGGATTATTTTATGATATCCAACGTCCTTATACAAAACATTGCCCTGATGGTCGTGTTAATTTCCTTAATTACTACTATGTTTTATACAAAATGTGCGAGTTACTAGGAGAAACTCAATTTCTTCCTCATTTTCCCATGCTCAAAGATCGTGTGAAGCGCATAGAACAAGATGAGATATGGCGTAAAATATGTGAAGAATTAGACTGGGAATTTATTTCTACTGTTTGATATGTTATATTCAAAGATTACTTTATGAAAAAATATTATTAAATAAATTGTAATATTATTTTTTAACATATTTACATTGTGAATCCGCCAAGACGAAGACCAATGCCTAATCCAGTGCCTTGACGAGCGGAAGCTCCCATGGAAGGAAGATAGGTATCAAGAATAGAGAATGTAGCTGCGGCAGTGAGTGCAATCAAAAGAACTTCTTCCATGTTAAGTGAGCGCTTAGGAATAGCATATGCTGCGATCGCAACCATAAAACCTTCAACAATATATTTGATCGCGCGTCGCACAAGTTCATCAACATCAACCATTTGCATAAGTCCGTTCATTTGTTATATATAATACAAATAATATTTTGAATAAAAAATATGCGTTTAACCATATAAAAACATCTCTCTAGTGTTGATAATGGCAACTCCTCAAAACCTTCCTAATGGAAAACGCAATCCAAAATACGTTGATTTGCTAGACGAAGATCCAGGAGTAGGTGGTCAGAAATATTGTTGTATATCATTTGTTTCACCTGATAAAATAATTGAAAAACGTGAAGAATTCTTTTTTCGTAAGTTTATTCAGAAATGGGATTTTGAAAAATCAGTAAAAACCATGACTGAGTTTCTGAATTTTATTTCCTTTAAACATAATATCAAGTTTGATGTTGTGATGGAAGACTTCCAAGATTATCTTAAGAATGAAAAAACTCGTATATTAAAGGAATCCTCCAAAGTATCTGAAGACTATTCAACATTTATTGAACAAAATGAGCAGTCACTCCAAGAAGAATTTGATGAAACTCATCAATTCCAGACCTCAACACGTGGAATTAAGATTCGTGGTTCATATGGAACCGTACAAGAAGCACAACTTCGTGCAAAGCTTTTGCGTGAAAAAGACCCCAACCATGATATATATGTAGGACAAGTCGGAGTATGGATGCCTTGGGAGCCAGACGCATACAAGACAGGAAATGTTGATTATTTAGAAGAAGAACTTAACCAATTAATGGTTGAGAAGAAGAAAAATGAACAAAAAGCAAAAGAAGAGTTTGATCAACGAGTACGTGAATCCAAGGAGAAGGCAATTGAAGACAATATTCGTAAAGCTAAGGAAAGCGGTAACAAACTTACTCAAAATATCAATGATGACGGAGAACTTGTTGGAGTTCAAGGAGGAAGTAGTGTTGAAAAGACAATTGAACAAAATAAACAGAACGAAAATACCATTGTTTCCGGAGCTGATATTCGCCGTGAATTATTCGAAGGTGAAGAAATAAGAACCAAGGAAAAAGATGATGCATATAAGAAAGAACTTAAGCAAAAATTCGGTCGTGATATTTCAGGCACGGATGCTATGCCGAAATAAATTTTGGAATAAAGTTTAATAAAAACGTTCAACGTCGAATAAAAATTGAAATGATAATCGAGATAATATTCAATTATCATTTAGTATGAAGTCTCGCTGTGCCAAACAAGGGTGCAAAAATAAATTAAAATTAACAGATTTCGAATGTAGTTGTGGATTTCGTTTTTGTGTAGCTCATCGACATCCAGAAGAACACTCGTGTCCTAAACTAGAGGAAAAACGCAAACTCCATAAACAACAACTCCAAGAGACGATTCAATCAGCAGCATTTGAAAAGATACAGATGATTTAAGATATATCGGATTAGATATAAGTCAATAATTTACCATCCACCACGAGTTTTTTTCACATTAATCTTGGGTCCTTTAGATTTAGCGCGCATCGCCATTGGATCAAAATCCATTTCCTCATCGTCGTCACTCTCTAAGTCTTTACTCGCTTCCCACAATTCTTTTGCCCCTAGCTTGAATGGCCCATGACTATCCGCCTTGTACCAGAAGATTTGATCTTGCAATTGATTTGATTTTGAATTATTATCAATAACCAAACATTCATAATTTTCAGTACATTGATCCATGACTTGACAAAATGACTCAAATGTCGGAAACATACCAGCATAATTTTCATAAATTCTTTTTCGATTTGCAATGTAAGGCTCTCGAAGAATGAATACATAGTCAATATTCGTTCGTAAATTAGGAGGCACGCCGAGCGGATATTGCATTGTAATGATTAACATGATTTTCCAATGCCTTCCATTCATAAATAAAAGACGCATCATTTTATCTCTGGCCCACGAATTATCAAAAAGGCAATCGTCTAATATAATAAATACACGAGGATCAATATTGGTTCGTCCATAAGTTTGCGTTTCGCGCTTCATTTGTTTCAATGCCATTTTTTGGCGTTTAAGAACATTTTCAATAATACTCGATTGATATTCTTCGTGTATAAATAATTTAGGCACGTGTTTACTGTAGAAACCATTCCCTGCTTCTGTTCCAGAAATAACTGTTCCAATTGGGATATCTTGGTGATAGTAGAGTAAATCACGCACCAAGAATGATTTTCCTGTATCGCGCCGTCCAATTAAAACAATTACCGGTCCCTTGTTTTCATTTGGTTTAAAAGTAATTTGTCGCATATCAAATTTACGCAATTGTAAATTCATTGTATATCTTTTCCATATAAACTACTATTTTAAAACGCGATCAAGTTTCCACGAATGAGTTAAAACTTAAATTACAACTTCTTATCATATCTCAATATTAAATGACACTCCTCGGATATCACAAATACACTCAAGAAGAATTAGAAACGTGTATATCTGCTTTTGAAAATCATCCTTCTCTCAAAATAACTGATTTACAACTTTATATTCCTTTGTATCGCAACTTTTTTCAATTTACGAATAAAATCGCAAAATATACTACACTGAATCATACAAACCGATTATTAAAAGTACTCAACGAAGGAGATAATCCCAAAGATATATCGAGTAAAAACCATTATATGATCCAAATTTGGAACCATAATCGAGAGAAGCGAGAGACTAAGTCAGCTTTCTTTAAATTTTCTCCTCTCATGGATCCAACAAAGTATATGATTGGAAAATATGAAAATTTACAATCTCGTACTGAATATAACATATATCGTTTGCCCTGCTTTTATGAAGGGAATCGTTCCTCTCTCGAACTCTCTCAAAAGACGAGTAAAAAAATTGATTCCGAACACAATAGTGCCTATGTTGATGGTTTCTTTTGTTATTTATCGAGTACAATAAAACATCGTTATGGTTTTATTCATGGTATTAATTTTTATGGATCTTTTTTAGGCATACATGAATCTTACGCATTCGACATTATGGATGATATTGATTACTTGAATGATTCTGAATATTTCCATCAAAATAAATCCACATTTGATGATCTGCCGAAACGTCAAGCACACTCAAAATTCATAATTGATCGTAATTTTTATAAATATGAGGAGGATTTATCACGAAAGAACAGAAAACCTCTTGTCTTTGAAGATGAAAGTGAAGATATCAGTGTAACATCATTTAACGATGAAATATTTGACGGATTATTTAATGAAACGCAAGATATTTCCAATGAGACTTTCAAGTTATTATGGAATGAATCATCCCCTATAAGTGATATTTCAGGTCAAAATGGAGAGAAAAGAAAGATCAGAGAGAAGAATGATTATATTAACCACGAAGAAACAACTTCAATTGAAAGTTCCGACACAGAAGAGGAAGAAGATTCTGAAGAAGAGGATTCTGATACAGAAAGTTTAAGCATCAATGACTCAGATTCATCAACATCATCAGACAACTCATCCACTCACAGCGAGAATTCAGATAATTCTGAAACCAACGAACAATTATGGGCACATATTAAAAACTTTCCAGTTAATGTCATTTGTCTTGAATGTATGGAAGGAACCCTTGATGATTTAATGGAAAATGATTCTCTCGATACACAAGAATGGATTGCCTGTTTGGCACAAGTTATTTTTCAGTTAATTGTTTATCAGAAAATGTTTTCATTTACTCATAATGATCTTCATACCAACAATATTATGTATTCAAATACTGAACGAAAATATTTATATTACAGGATCAATGAGAGGATTTATCGTGTTCCGACACATGGAAAAATTTATAAAATTATAGATTTTGGTCGTGCAATTTACAGCGTGAGTGGTCAAAGAATTTGTAGTGACAGTTATCATATACGAGGAGATGCCGCATCCCAGTATAATACTGAACCATTTTATAATCCTTCTAAACCTCGGATAGAACCTAATCCAGCGTTTGACATTACACGACTTGGATGTTCATTATATGATTATTTTATCGATGGAGATGAAAATAAATATGTAGCACCTCTCGAGAAAATGATTATTGATTGGTGTTGCGATGATTCTGGTAAAAATTTGTTATATTTCTCGAATGGAGAAGAACGATATCCTGGATTCAAGTTGTATAAAATGATTGCTCGAAAATGTAGCAAGAATACTCCACACTCACAACTTGAACGTCCCATTTTTAATTCATATATTATATCCAAGAATAAGATGCCTCGATCCGCTCATCAAAAAATTTTTAATATTGATGCTCTTCCTGTTTTTTCATAAATCATTTTATTTGAAATAAAATATAAAATTTCAAATTTAAATAAAATGATTAAAAGTTTGCTTCTCCAATATGAACTTCTGGTTTCGCAGAACTCATATTTGGAATATTATTCTCAAGTTGATCTACGACGAACACACCTAGCATAACCGTGAGATATACAATAATTGCATCACGTAGAATAAACTTTAATGGTTTAGTTTCTTTCAATATGAATCGCATCTCGAGAAAACGCACAATTCCATACAAAACTGATACTATACCTGCAAGAATAAATGAATTCATTAATTATTGTATATTGAAGGGAGCTACAATGTAGAAATTAAACGAATTTTAATTTTAAGATTTATAATGTCGGCATTTCTTGAATGTCAAGCTCAATCTTATTATCTTCTTGTAGATCTTCTACATCTAGTTTAACATCTTCCGCCTCATCAAGAATTTTCAATCTTTCTTCATCGTCATTATCATCTTCTTCGTCTTCTTTATTTCTCTCTGCTTCTCTCTGCCTACCAATCTCCTCGAGATTTTCAATGGTCTTTGGAACATTTACTTCTTCTCGACGATTTGTATCTATATTTAATACTTGGTCTGTATCATTGAATTGTAAGCTCTGTTCTTTAGTTTCTTTATGTGATTCATTATTAACTGGTTCTGATTTATTTATAGAAGGTTTTGTGATTTGAGTATAATTATCATGTGATATTGAATCTTCTTTTTGAATTTCTATTTCTGAATTAGGTTTAGACAAAGTGTCGTTTTTTGAGTTTTCTGAGGTTTCTTTTATATCTGTATGTTTTTCTGTTTTGTGCTCAATACCACTCGGTTTATCATTTGATACATCAATCGTTTTTTCTGTGAAATTACTTGATAAATCAGGGTGCGTTATATTTTTAAAAGTGTCTTTATTCTCTTTCTCTTCTAGTTTTTCTTGCTTATCTTCTTTTGTTACATTAATTGTTTTCTTGAATTCAGGATTTTTGTTTTCAACTAGGTCATTTGATGATTCAAGTTGGGTTTCATTAGATATATCGATAGGTTTGTCTTTCTTATCCTTACGATTGGAAGCTTCAGTTTCTGCCCCAGAATCACCTTTATTTTCGTTATCAATCCTGTATTCCTCTACCTCTTCTTCAATCTCAGAAGTTTGGTCAATATAAGCTCTTAATATCTTGTCTGTTGGAATACTATCTCTAATTGTATTCAAAATACATTCTTTAATAATTATTTCCAATTCTCTTTGATGTTTTTGTCTCTCTAATGCTGGTATTCCTCGTTCAAAGAGATAAACATTTTTATATAAATTCCTAGCAACTTTGATATAAACTTTATGAATAAAATCAGGCAATCGTGGAATATCTAGTTCTATCTTTTTTTGTTTTGTACCTACACGAATACTTGTTAAAATTTTAAGTTGACAAATATGAACACAAGTGATTAAATCTTCAAGGTAATTACATTTGCTTTTATTTACAATTCGTTGACTTTCCTCATCAATAATTGTTTGATTCCATTTTGGTATTCGAACCAAAAAGTTCTGAAATGTAACGAGATATTTCGTTAATTCATCATTTTCATGACAAATTTGCCATGCTTCTTGAAAAATAGATTGAGTCCCTTCAATAACACACGGAGTTAAAATATTTACTAAACGTGCAGAATATTCATTTTTTGCTTCTGTCAAACATGTTAAATTAATATCATCCATCTTTAATTATTTAAGCGATGTTATTATTCAATAATAGACGCAGTTCTTCAAATATCCAAGAAGTGATAAAAACTTCGTGTTGCTGTCCATTTAAAATAGAAACAATTCTTTTCCATAGATTGTACCGCTGTTTTACATCGATATCTTTCCACACTTCTTTTACCATTTTTTGAATCGTCTTATCATATTGAGCAACCCAATTTTTGCTCTCCCAAACTAGCCAACCCAAGCAGTCCAATGCTGACCATCCTTGATTAATCCATTCTGTAGCACAATCGATTTCATGGTGCTTTTTATTTTTGATAAACTTCTTCAACCATTTCAATTGTTTTATTTGATTAGAATATTCATTTTTATATGGATTTACACACTTTATCTTGGATTTTCCTACTCTTTGATAAGTCTTTTCGAGAGAATGGAGAGAAATAATATCTTTTTTTTGTAATTGATTTCTTTTTCCAAACAACCCTAATCCTTTTTTCACATCTAAATTTGGATTATTATATATTTTTACAAATACACATCTCGATTGAACAGGTTTCATTATATTTCCATAATCGTTTCCAATGAATATAAATCGAGTTTGGAGACTAAACTGTTCGATACATCTTCTTAAAGAGGCCTGACACTGATAAGATATAAATTCTGCTCCATCTAATACTATTATTCGATGTAATATATTTGATAAAGGTTTGTAAATTTGCTTTCCTATTCGTTTAATTTTTTCAATAAGTGTATCCTGAGTTTTTCCATCGAAGCAATATAACCAAAATACAGAATTTTTATAATTATTTGGAGTGGAATATTTTAATTTTAGAAATTCTTTAACATATTTATGTTTTCCAGTTCCAATATCGCCATATACAAATAAATGAGGTTGTTCATGAATATACTGACTTAATAAATTATTCATTTTTTATAAAATTAATAATTATGTTTATTTTCTTTACGCCCAACTTTGTAAAGATTGAGTATAAGGATTTTGTCGGAATGCATTAAGTAGTTCTGGCTGGTTGCGTTCCATTTGAACATTTTGACCAAATTCACTACGAGCATTCATTTCTCCATAAGTATTGATTGATGGTGTTTGTCTAATCATGTTTTGTGGCACATTCCAACGATTTTGCTCTCGATCACAATCCAGTTTATCAATCTTTATGTTTTGATAAGGATTAAAGGTATTATGATTCCCTACAGCAGTTCTTGAACGCGCCAGCACTTCTTTATTAGGGTTCAATCGTGCATTATATTCTGCGTCATATGTTCGTGCGCGTTCAGACGTAACCGCACCACCATGACCGATATATTCAGTATTTGTGCTGTCGCGTTGTTGCTCGAAGGGTTGATGTTCATGAGCTTGATAGCCATAGCCCTGATACTGACTATTTCCAACATTCATCGGATACGGATTCTTCGCTGTCATTTCGCGTATTGTTGTTTGGGCACGATCAGCTGGATTATAGACATAACTTTCCTTTACCGCAGTTTGAGCATTTCCAGTTGGGCGTAAATTCCCAATGACATTTTCTTTTCTGGAAGGTCGCAACATATCCAGTAAAGGTGAGATAACAGCCTTCGCAACACCACTTACACCACCTTGGTTTGGAGTTCGAGACGTAGTGAGTGATCGGCCATTCGGCAATGGATGGTATCCTTGAACTCCATAGTCATTCGTGGTTGGCGCATATTTTCCTTTTGCGTAGGCATTCGAGAGATGATTTATAGGAGCATCCAATTCTGGACGCATAGAAGGTCTGTAATTCTGTGGCGCGCGAGGTGCCTCACTTTCACTAATTGAGGTTCCGCCGAAATATTCTCGTGTTGTGGTTGTGCGATTTTCTGGACGTAATACTTGAGCTGCTCTGGCACTTTGGGCTTTTTCAACACCAGTTGTAGTAAGATATCTATCAGGAGTATTAATGAAATAAGTGTCTGGGCGTTGTTTTTCCACACGTCCATGAATACCGCGATTTTGAACTGGACGTTGTCCTCCTAAGGTCACACCATCATATGTTATCTTTGGATTAGTAGCAGTCCGAAGTTCATCCACTGTTTTGGGTATCCAACGCTGTCTTGCTTCGAGAGCACTGTTGAAACCACCGCTACCGGCTGAACTGCCTGGTTGATTAAGACCAGGTGCAACTTGCTCTTCCTCCCAAGGCTTCACATTATTCATTCGCATTGCTGGATTCATTCGAGATTGAACGAAAGTGCTTGTATCTGGCATACCATGTGCCCAGCCCATATCTTTCTTTGGTTCAAATAATGGAGCTTGCTCTTGCTTACGTATATATTGAGATCCAGCACCTTGTAGAGTGTCTAGTTGTGATTCATGTCGATCCATACCATAAGAAGTACCACTTACCTTTGAACCAAAGAAAGGAACCATATTATTGTGCGTAATATCCGTTTTTTTTACAGGATCACCAGTGAGAGACATATGGATGCTGTCATCTTTTTCTGCTTCATCTTCATATTTTGACTGTAAATAATACCTTTCGATGGCTGCTCCTGATGTTGGATAATATCCTGGTTCGGTTCGAAGATCCGCTTCTACAGCGTTCATCGGTTCTCCAGCCGGAATTGGTTCATTCGGTACGCGTTGAGGTTTCCGAGGTATATTCCGTGGTTTAAGCGTATGATTTGGATTCACACGTGAGTGATTAGGGTTAGAATTTTTAATGTTTGTGCGATCTGATACCGTAAATTCTTCCTTTTTTGGTTCATCTTTATTTGCCATTACATACAACCCTCCAAGGGTAATTAATGGTATAGCGACTTCCATATTGATATTTGTATATTTGTATATAGGGAGTGAGATTGTTATAAAAACTATACTTTATAGTATTTATATTTTTCTCTCGTTTCTCTCGATAATCTCTATAAATTAATGACAAATTCCTTTATTTGGACAAGAACTACATTGATTATGAGCATCATCATTCTTCTGACAGTGTAGTCTGTTTAATGGACATCCCCATTCTTTAAGTTCTTCTGCTTCTTCTTTCGAAAGACGATTATGTGGGCACTGTTCATTTTTTATTGGACAACCTGTTTCAGTCTTTTTGGCATTATTCGGAATTTTAATAAATTGGTCTTTCTCGTAAATTCTCGAACTCACATTATTATGGAATGGCATACATACATTCTCTTGAGGATCAAGATGGAGTGGATACCATCGTGTTTGTTCAATATCGCGGTACATCCACGCTGGATGAGAAGCGCGAGTTTCATCGGTTAATCCGTCGATATGGGGTGCGTCTTTTGCAACATGTTTTGTTTGGACACCATTGGTGCGGTAATGATTTTGGCGAATACAATCGCGCGTAAGGTTTCGTGTTAATCCAGTTAAATCGCTATCAATATCAATTGGGTGGCCGTCGGTGCTGTGCGTTGTTTGAAGATTAGCTCCCCAATGGGTCATTCGCCAATGCGGGTCATCAATAAATGCCGGTGTTTTTCCTTCTTGGACACCAGGCATATTCATAATATATCGT